CGCCACATAATTAAAACTGTCGAGTACGTTGTTAAGTTTATCTGTTGCCATCACGCGAAGAGCGATGATAGTCAAATCTTTCTGCCGCTCTGCGCGGATCGGACGGACAGGATTACCGTCCTTATCTGTAGTTTTATACGATCTTATGGAACCGATATGAACCTGATCAATTATTTTACTGTCATTTGAATCTTCGCTGCGGCGCTCGATTTTAATAGTATACTGACCCGGAGTTAACCCTGATTTTGTCGTTTGATATCGTTTAGTTTTCAACTCGTTTCCGGATATTTCAAAAGCTGTAAGAAATGTATATTTCTCATCTTTAATATTTTTATAAGAAACCCAAACTTCAACGGTCCTTGTTTTTAATTTTCCATCTTTATCGTATTCTCCGATTCCGTTATGAAGAAAAAGGTCAATGTTAAACTTATCCGTATTGTCAGGCGTGGTGCGTTCTATTTCACCTGATATCTTGTTACCGTCGCCGTCTTCTATCTGGTTTTGTAACGGCGCGTTAATAACGTCTTCATGAACCGGATGCGGATATATCCTTGACGTTTCACCGTTTTGTAATATTTCCATATCGATAACAGGATCCGTGCCGGATAAAATCGCGTTAATATTTTTAGTCTTTGAAAATTTTATTAATGAAGTTTCACCCAATTTGAAACTGTCAAAATCGATTTCATAGTCTTTGTAACCGCCGCAAAATAATTGCACTAAGTACTGCTGGTTCCCTGAAATTTCCGTATAAGAATTCGCGGCAAGGTCAGGATATATCCGGTGTCTTCCAAAAAGTACAGGTATTCTTCCGTGCGGCCGCGCCTGATTCTTGGCGCCGCGGATAGAAGGATCGGCATCAGGCTTTTCTTTGTCTTTAAGACTTGGTATGTTCATGTTTAAAAGAACAGTTCCGCCTAAAGTCATGCCAAGCCCTGTGCCAAAAAGCGCGGTGCCTGCGAATAATCCAATGCCTGTCCATGAAGTAGCAATGCCGACAGCAACGCCTGCAATCATCATTGCCCAGCCGCCGATTTTCATCCCGACGCCAGCTTCTTCATTTGTTCCGTATGGCACGAATTTGATCCACAGAGTGTCGCCGTCATTTGCTGTTAATGTAAAATCTTTTATAATTTCACCGTTACGGCAAACACGCGCCTGAGAGTTAGGAAATCCTGAATTTAAATCATTTAGAATTTCTTCAATCGACTTTGAGCTGGACATAATTTTAATGCGGCTTGATCTTAACGGATGCAATTGCGCGATTATTTTAACTGACACGATAATAACCCTCTATACGGCTGCGAAGGCCGGGATGAGATTCTTTTTGGCAGACACTTCCGGTTTTTATACCTGTGTGCAGAATATAACCGCTGCCGGCTACAATTCCGATATGCGCAGGAACGCCATGCTCCGTAATAACGACAACCGCCTTTTCTTCAGGTTTAAATAATTTTTCTGACGCAAGTATTGGGCGCCTTTCTGCGAATAATTTTACGGTTTCTTTTATATTTAAAGCGTTGGAATAATCGTTTGATAACTCCGGCAGATACTTGTCGTATTCATTTTGTAACACCAAACGTATAAGGCCGTAACAGTCGCAGCCTTCCATCGTGCGGCCGTTGGAAACAAAAGGGATGCCGATATAGTTTTTAACCCATTTGTATATCATCAGAAAAACAACCCCTCAAAATCTTCCGGCGTATACGTGTCTTTTGGAAACTTGCGATCGGTAAGATAAAAATCATGAACATCCCCTTCGATTGTTTCTTTATTAGCCCGGACATTACGCAGCTTGTATTTAAGCGGCCCTCTCTCGTAAACATCAGGAGTATCCGCCATAATCACGCAAACCGTCACAGATATTTCCTTCCCTACAGCCTTTTTTATTTCGGAAAAAATTGAAAGATCGGTATTGTCAATAGCAAGGCGGCACGGCCGAGGCGCATTATCGGTTTGTTCGGGAAGAATAATCGTGAAACTGGCGCCCATGTATTCTTCACCGCGCGATGTAACATTTTGATTATTGTCTGCAAACCGCAGTACTGCGCCGTTATCTGAAACTTCTATTTTAATAAGATGTAAAAAAACTTTTTCTGTTTCAGTGGCAAGCGCCGCCTCTGTTGCGCTTTTAGAAAGCTTACTCATGACATTTTTTCCAGAGACATTGATATTTCAAACTTGCCGTCTACAGAGTTTTCCGTATAGTCTTCGGTAAAACGGAATTCAGCTGTTTCCAGAGTCTGCGGATCTGTAAAATTGAAACGCAAGACTCCGTCAGCCAACACTGTTTGATAAAAACGTTCCAGCTCGAATCTTTGACTTTCATCCAGAAATAATTTGCCTTTAATAATTTTTGTTGATGCCGTATAGCGGCGGCGTGTTTTATTAGGCCCTGCGTCCATCTGGGTGCGGACAACGCTTGTATTACGTTTTGCGGACAGACCGTTTATCATCATTGTCTGCGGAAGCGTATCAGGCCAAAATATTAACGTCATTCTATACCCCTACAGGGCGGATACCGTAACGCGACATGGAACCATCCGCCTTCCCTGAACCTATATGGTTATTAATTATTTGCCCGAATGTAATAACAATATCCTTATTGCCGTAAGCGTCGGTGTGTTCTTCCTGATGCACCTCGGCGCCTGTATAATTATTTATAATAACAGACGTGTTATTGCCGCCGCCTTGCGCAGCGACGCCAAGATCTCCGTTTGCCATACGCCTAAGCGGCATAATAGACTCAGGCCCTGCTTCACCCATTACGCCGAGCTTTCCGCCGTGCCTGAAATATGTCGGAGTGTTTACGATTTGATTGGTGAAAAATCCTCCATGCGCGTATGGAATAATCCCGTTCGCGTTAAACGCGTTTCCGTGAGCGTTTGCGGAAGCGTTTTCTTCAGGTTCTATTCTCCCTTTAACTCCTCCGGCAATAAAAGCAGACGTTCCGGCGGCGGCAATAAAACCCAAACCAAGAGCCCATTGTCCCTGCGCGATCAATTGCAATCCTGCCTGCAGAAACATGTTCGGAAGCTGGTTTAATATTTGTAAAGCCATCTCCGCCATCGCCTGACGCAGATTTTCCGCGGAGGCTTCTCCTTTTCCAAAAGCCTCTCCAATAGCGTTAATGCCGGAAAGTAATCCGTCAAAACTTATCATCGCAAATTGCGCCGCGATATTTCCAATCGCTTTCGAAGCCTGTTTTTCAAGATCCGGGAAAATATTTTCAAGTCCGCCTGCGACTTTTTTAGATAACATTTCTTCGAAGCTCAATATCTCTTTTCCTGTTGTATTGCTCAACTCTCTGATATTTTTAATTAGTTCTTCCGCTTTTTCAATTTCTATGTCAGTTGCTTCCGCAGTTCTCATTGTCGCAAGAGCAAGATCGTATTTGTCTTTAGTTAAACCCTGAACAGCATCGCTTAATGTCTGATATTCTTCCTGTAAACTCTTCAACGTATCTTCGATACTCATTCGATCTTCAATTGTTTTCGCTTCTTCACCTAGCTTTTTATACTCTTTTATAAGTTTTTGAATAGAGTTATCCATCATTTCAAACGGTTTGTTTATTTCTTCAGGATTTATTGACAAGAGTTCTACAAGAGCGTTTTGAACATCAGACTGTCTGCTTCTTAAAATACCGGCGACGTCAAGTTCCTGTTCCAGTACTTCAGCAATATTCGACTGCGCGGTAAGCGTCCGTTCAAAGTTTTCGATATATAATTCCGCTGCCTTGGCTCCGCTGCTTCCGAAAAGGGAAGGATCAACTTTCGCTATTTCTCCAAACCATTCCTGCCATGTTTTTTTAAGACTGGTGACAGCAGGAAGATTAATATTCTCTATATCAACTAATGGAGTTATAGTTACAGAAAGATCGACAAATGAAAGATCCCTGCCAAGCTCTTTGCCAATTTTTGCAAGCTCGGCGTTTATTGCTTCTCTGGTTTCAGCAACTTTTTTTTCTGCCTGCTTTAAATCAGCATCTGCAATATCAAAGTCCCATCGCTTCTGATCCACAAACCATGATTCAGCTCCAGATTTAATAGCGTTTTGCAATGCTGACCATTTTTCTACGTAATTTGTAGATGCGAAAGCCAAGTCATCGTATTGTTTTCTTAGTTTTTCAAGTTGTTTTTGCGCGGCGTTCTCAACTTCAACAGTCGTGAGCCGCTTTACGGCTGCCGCAGCGTCATCAACAGTGTTCGCGTATGCTTTTATCTCTCCTGTCAAATCCGGGTATAATTCTATTAATTTTCGTGTTGTATCTTCGTCAAGTTTTTTTGCAGTATTTCCATCCGCATAAGTTTGCAGCAAATTATCGGCTTCACTTTTTGTTTTATGGATTTCAATATTCAAATCTTTATAAGCGTTTGCCTGTTTGTTTATAAGGCCTGCAACTATACTGGTAGCCGCTATTACGCCGCCGATTGCAAGAGTAACAGGATTCGCAGCGGCAAAAGCCAGAGCGGCTCCTATTCCTTTAATTGCCGCGATAGCAGGCCCTGATATCGCTATTACACCGCCCATTCCAAGCACAAATCTTTTTGTGCCTTCGTCCATATTTGTAATGCCTTGTAACAGCGAACTTGCGCTCTCAAGAATGTCTGTCGCGATAGGAAGCAGCATCTCACCGAATGCGGCAAGCGCCTGTTTGGCGTCATCCGCAGCGTTAGAAAATTTTTCAAGCACCGTGCCGGAAAGCTCGTCCATCATTCCGGCAAACTTACCGCCAGGGTTAGTCATTGACTGAAACGCCCGCTCAAGATCATCAAATCCTATTTTGCCGTTAGCCGCTAATTGACGTATACTTTCTTCTGATGTTCCCATTACTTTTGCCAATTCTTTAACAATCGGTATGCCTTTTTGCTGCAAACTGACAAGATCGCGTGACGTAAGGTTTCCCATCGCCCTGGTACGTTCAAATGAACTGGATATTTCACCGAGAGAAACCCCTGTTCCGGCGGCGATATTGCCAAGCATTTCTATAGTTGACGTCGCGTACTGGGTGTCTTTTCCCATATTGACCATGGCTCTGCCAAGCGAAAAAACTTCGTCGACATTTAACCCTGGTGAGGTACCTAGCTTTCTCCAGTCTTCAAATACAAGAGACGCTTCCTCCGCGGAGCCAAGCATATTTTTTAATGAAAGTTTTAATTTTTCATTTTCTCCGGCGAACTTAACCGCGGCTATGCCTGCGCCGCCAAGAACGCCTGAAATGATTAAGGATTTTTTGGACAGCTTATCAAGAGCGTCCCCAAGTGAGAGAGTTTTCTTTTCAGAATCATCCACGCTGTCGGAGAGTTTGTTAAAATTTTCTATTGCCCGGGCTACTTCCGCCTCTACCAGCACCCGAAGCTCGTCCGTTACCTGCATCCTTTTCTTTTTCCTTTAAAAGCTCAAGTTCCGTATCAAATAATTCTACAAGCTCGACAAGTCCCGCAGGCTCGCGTATCCAGTCAGGGCCGTGCGGCCAGCCGTAGCGTTTTATTTTGCTCCACAAGTTATATGCTGTAAAAAAATCAGGGGTGAGGTAATTAAATACTTCACCCCTTTTAATCACATGTTCCCGAAGGATTATTTTTTCATTGGCGTAACAGGGTTTTAATTCCCGCTTGTGCCAATCTCCCCAGATGAGATTAAGCCCGATTCTGATATTTTTTTTTGCGTATCGGAAAGCACGTCTCTGCAAACTTCTGTGCAAATTGCGTCAACAAGTTCTCCCATGCCGTAAAAACTTTCTTTGGCAAGTTCTTTACCGTTTTTAATCAGTCTTGCTTCACCGGAGCCGGATACATCTTCTACTTCAAGATTTTTTATTTCACCGATACAGCGATTAAAAATCGTTCTTACATCAAATCTGTACCTTGCAGCAGAAGATTCGTTTTCCGTCTTAGACATAAGTTCAACATAAGTAATAGCTCCGCGATCCTCTGCGGTAGGGCGAATAATTTCCACCGAGAGGCGTTCCGCTTCCGGCAATTCAAGATTGCCGCTTACATTCGGAAAAAAGATATAGGATTTACATGCGTTAAACTTCACGGAGTTACCTCCTTAATTACTTCTGGCTCTTCGGTTACTGTCCTGTAATAAATACCAGGGCCGCTTTTTCCGTCCACACGGTAGTTGAAATTGAACGGGCAGACGCCGTCGATGGGTTTGTCCATCTGGAACGATTCCACGATAACCGGGAAGTATTCCCATACTTCAACTTCGCCTTCTGAAGCGGTCTCACGGCGCGACAGCATAAAATGATGAACGCCTGTTTTTGCGGGAAGAACGGTAACGTGATCCCCGTCGTCTTGAATAACGGCGTTGAACTCGTTTATAAGCTCGCGCTGTTCCGGGCTGTCAACATCCGTTTGTCCGTTAATTGAACCTGTTCTGTCTTTGAAAGCGGAAGACTCGTAAGCTCTCGCGCCGGTTTCGACATCGATCTGTGTTGTAACGTCATGCGCCTGCCCCTGCGCTGACGCGCTGACATCAGTTGTAAAAGAAAGTTTTTTAATTGTCATCGGGATAAGACTGTCTCCCACCGCAAGAGGCTGACCTTCTTTCGCATAATAAAAATTACCCGGTTTTAACGCCGCGCCGCGGGCAACAGCAGGATCTCTGTCAGGGATGCCGCTGTTTTCAGCGGCTTTCGACTGTATCTTGTACCAGCCGCTTTTGGAACTTTTTTGTCCGCGCCTCCTACCAAAACATTTTGGAACTTTACGCCGTAGAGGAATCCTTCTTTTCCTGTTGGTCTCATAATTTACTCCTTTGGGTTTTACCCTATTATTCGCGCCGGATAAGATATCGAGACTTCCCAAGCCTCAACGTAACTTACCGGCATAGATTTACTTTCTTCATCAGGATACTCGAAGCGCCCGGCTTGCCGCCGTGTCCAGAGCGCTTTGAGTTTATATTCTTTATCCGCTGTTATTGTTATCTGCATATTCTTATCGGCAAGCGGCAGCAGTTTGCGTGACGCGATTATTGTATCCGTAAGCCACATGCTGTGCGTACCCTCGCTTCTAAATTCCGCAGAGAAGATTATTTTTTCCCATCCCAGATTCCCTTCATCAGGATTTTGCCTGTCGATTCCGGCGAGCTCAACACCTGCGAAATAAAGATCCACGCGCGGACGATTCGCCGATACCGTCTGCGGCATTAAAACCGCGTCTATTCCAAGGGCGCGGATTGTTTCCAACAGCGCATTTACAATTTTTTCCATGTTAATTTTTCCCTTTAAGCGAATTTGAAACGCCTTCTTGAATCAGTTTCATAAGATACGCGTTATCTTTTTCGTCAATGAATAAAAACGGACGCGCCGGAATTTTTACGGAACGCGAAATAATGAATAAAATAAATTCTTTGCCTTTCTTTCCGCTTTTCCCGGTACTTTTTTTATACGCAAAGTAAGCTTTGCCGATGCTGAAGAATCCGTAACCGTCCGCTTCCATCGCCTTTATAAGCGAGCGCGGCGTATGCGCCCCATAAGAGCGCATTAATGTTCTGGTTTTCGGGCTTACCGGGATAAAAAGTGCCTTCGCGTTCTTCGGCGTTATGGTACCGCCTTCCTGTTGGATCTTTGCGTATTTCAGATTGGTGCTCGCGTCAGCCCACATGTCACCTGAGTGGGGAGCGATACTTCTCATAAGATCGCCGTTGTCGCGTAACGTCTGGCTTCCCCGTTTTACTTCCTGCGTCAAAGGCGCGTTGGCCGGCATAATGCCGTTGTTGATTTTTTTCAAGGCGCTGCTTTGCAGATACATCGCGGCTTTTTTCATCGTAGGCGTAAGACCCGCTCCGATTCTTTTCGCGTAATCGGGCAGGCTTTTTACAACTTTAACCCCCATAACGCGGAGGCTCCGGCGCGGCAATCGCCCCGGAAGCAGGACCTGGACCGTCATCGTATTTTGTCGCGATACTGCCGAAATATGTCTCGATAAGATCCGCCGCGTCCTGTTCATTCGCTTTCGCGCGGCTTTCGATTCCGATGTAAGAAAATAATTCGTAAATCGCGCGTTTCAATACGATGGTTTTTATAACCTCATCTGACTCGTCATAAATTTTTCCTGTGGTCGATACCTTGCCGTATACCCAGATAACAGCTTTATGAATTGCTCGTTCTTTTACTTCATCATCAGCGTAGGACGCTGTGCGAAGGTCATCGGGATTCAATTCATTTTTGAGGTCATCTATCGTTATAATAGTTTCAGGTATACCCACTTTTAAACTCCTTAAAAAAACTGCCGAGTGGTTAGCTCGGCAGTCTGTTTTTTAGCTTGCGAATTTTCCGAACACAATTCCCTTGCGGTTAATCAATGGGAAAGGTTTGCTCTTTACGTAGAGATCCTCACCACGCTGATCCGATCGCACTTTGGTGAATGCGTAGAACGGCACCGCCTGATTCATGACGACATCGTCAAGGCGCAGGTACGGAAGCTTTTGCCCGGCGCTTGTCGCGCGTGCCATGATTTCCAAAGACTCAAGCATGTGCTTGGTTGTTTTCGCGCCTGTGTTGTCGATATCGATCCAAGTATCGTTATCCATAAGGATTTCGAAACCTGCGATATTGACTTTCCCGACACCCACAGATACAGGGAACGCTTTTTGATTCGCAGCGGCTAGCACGACCGCTTGGAACACGTCAAGTGACGCGATGAATTCAATCGGACCGCCGACACCCTGATCGCGAATCGCCGTTGTCAGCTGATTGAGATAGATGATAAGGTTTGCGATTGTCAAACCCGCAAGATTGCTCCCAAAAGTCAATCCTGTTATATCACCGTAATCAACAACATAACGGCTCATTGCGGTTCCTGCCTGCATCATGTAGTTGATGCCTCCGCGATGCGCCTGTGCGCATAACGCTCTGGTTGTGGTACGCACTACACGCAGATGATTTGCGATTCTTTCGTCAATCATCTGCTGTTTACCCTGATCGGTCGCTCTTTCGAAATTGTCAACCTCCACAGCCGTGAAGATGTCGTCAATTTCGATAGGCATGGGTTCGATCACCTTTGCGGACATTCCGCTTTCGGGTCTAACACCTAACGCGCCGCGCTTTATGACGGGCACGTTGCCGTATTCCGCTTCAAGTTCCGCAACAGCTATGTGCGTAGAGTTCTTAAGCGGCCTGTTTGTAAAATAATTCATCGCGTTAGATTCTTCGGGCGCGTTCGCGGCGATGATTCGCTCAACGTCCTGCGGTTTAATCATTATAGGCATCGATTACCCCTTTTTCGCGTTAGC